TCATAGAATATATCTTCATACCTTTTAACGTTATTAACAGCCCAAGATTTAATTTTTGGTAAGAATACCGCACCAGTGCCAGGAATGATCTCTTCAACTCCAACGCTTGCAGTTGAATATCCAACACCACCATTATCAACAGTAACTTGATCAACACTTCCACCGCTAATCGAGGATATAATTTTAGCACCAACACCATCACCCAAAATTCTAAGATCGGGTGCAGATGTATATTCACCACCTGATCGAGTTACAATTACAGATTGTATTCTTCCATTTGTTACAATCGCCTTATATTCTGAAGATGAACCAGAAGAAACTCGAACTTGAGGTGGAATACTGAAGTTGAATGTAGAATCATTTCCATATCCAAGGCCAGGGTTATCTATATTGATAGATGTAATTGAACCTCTTACGATTGGATTTATGGTTGCATGATAATTTTCTGGTTCTGCTGTATTGATTCCAATTGTTCCTTTAACCGAAACAGTAATTGGAGGATAATTGAATACATGTTCTCCAGATCCAATGGATGTCATTCCAACAAATTGTTTTGTTTGATAGTTTAAATCAGACAAAGTAGTTCCAATACCAGCAGAGGCAAGTCTAAATCTACTATCACTTACCTTTAAAACATAATAATCTTGATCAGTATCTAATCCACCAATCTTAACACCATTATTTGAATATCTAATTATCTCTCCATCTTTAAATCCGTGATTTGTATATTCAATAAAATCAGAATATGTATTAATTCCAGCACTAGGAATCAACCTTCTTTTGTTTTCATAACCCTCGCCAGGATTTTCAATGATAACTTGACCTAAAACTAATTTCTTCCTCAAACTTTGGAATCTTTGTGATCCATCAGCAAATCCAGTTAGGTTGATCAGATTTGATTTGGTTATTGCATCATTCTGATTATTTGCAAGTTTGATTGTTGTCTGATTTACTTTAGATACAAAATAGATTGATTCGTTAACGAGTCTTTGATCTGGAGTTTGTTGAATTTGATCTGTTGTAATACCAGCACTTGCAATACCAATCGCACCAGTACCAAACGTTTTATAGATTACAGCTTCTCCGTCACGAAACTTATGGAATGTGCCGAATCCAATAGTATCAGCTGCTATATTAATTGCATTACCAGTGGATGATGCATCAAAATCAACAGAATGATCAACCTGTTTTAATCTTGCTCTTGCAATTGCGTTTTGACCATTACCACCACTGATTTCGATAGTTGGTGGTGCAACATAGTCAAAGCCTGGATCTATGACATCAATTCTTTCAAATATACCTTTTACGTTTGCTGTTGCACTTACACCAGCACCAGTTAAACTTTCAACACTAACTCGTGGAGGTGTAATAACGTCAAATTGAGAACCACCCTCTAAGACATCAATCGTCTCAACACCACCAAAAAAGATAACATCACCCGACTTATAGTTTGATATCTCTGTACCATTTACAAGCATGCCAGTGGTGCCTGGCGCTGTCTCACGCTGCGCTCCGTCAAATAGTGGAGTTAGAGGAAATCTTTTTAATAATTTCTGATGATCAAGTTTTTTATTTGCTAAATCAGGAACAGAGATTTTAAAAGTACCATCTCCTGTTGCATCTACAAAATCACCATTTACTAAGTCAGGTAGAGAGTTTGCAAGGCGAATATTGTTTGAACTTACACGACTCACATAGTAATTTTTTCCATCTATTAGTTGACCTAAGAAACCACTGATGACGTTGTATGTGACAACTTCTCCAGAATAGAATCCATGATCTGATGCACCCTCTGTAACCTGTATTAACTGTATAACGTCGCCGCCAGTGGCGCCAGTCCACGTTACAGAACGATCTGGTGCAACTATAGGTTCATTACCTAAACTTGGTAAAGATGGTGATGCAACGTAAGAATCACCATTTTCATTATCATATGCATTTTGAACATCAGTTGTATATTTGTTAATATTAGTATGAAGAGAACTATTTCCTTTCTTTAATCTTCTTCGTATAAATGCAATATTAAATTCACCAACGCCAGGCAAATCACCTAATACAAATGTTGAACTACTAATGACACTTAAAACACGACCAACTCCAATTAAAGTAGATTGACCATCTAAAACTTCTATCGTATCCTCTTCTAAAAATCCATGAGCAGAACGAGTAACGATACTAAAACTACTGCTTGACTGTCGAGTAATTGTCTTTGGAGTAAATTTTACTGAAGTATTATAAACATATGATGCAAAATTACCATCCTCAGAACTTTTGTTAATACCAAATGTACCAACATTGATCTTATCACCTTTATTAAAGTAAAAAGTTGTATCTGGTATTGGGAAATCTTTTAAAACACCTGTAACTAGAACTTCAATCTTATTTGTATTACTTGCAAATGAATAACCATATGCAACATTATTATATCTTACATCATCTCCTATACTTAAAACATCAACAGAAGTAGGCACTCCTACAAATTGGTTTGCAGTTTTACTTGTATATGTGACAACTCCAGCAGTGCTTGCTGTTGGAAGTGATAAAGATCCACTCGTAGGGAATCCAACTGTTGTATCAACAGTAATTACAGTTGCACCAATTGATACAGAATCAGTCACACGAGTTCTGCCTGGAACTATAAAGTCACCATCAATCGAATCTTTTGATACACTGATTTGATAGTAATGTTCTCCACCATATAAAAAGTCTTTGACATCTGATATCGCACCAGAAGCACCTCTAATATTCGCATCATCCCCATCAGCATCTTGAAAAAGTGTAGATCCTTTAAGATTACGAGGATCGCCTGTAATTGACTTGACTACAAAATCTTGTGCAAAACCATAATCTGCATCAGATGGTTTAATTAAAAACTCAGATGGTTTGATGATATTAACTTCTTGACCATATAATGCTCGAAATAAAATTTTATATGACTCTTCTGTTCCTTTTGTTTTATAAAAATCTTTAATCTGTCGAATAAACTTGACTTGATCTAAATCACTATTTAATTTACGATTTTCAAAACCACTTGCAAATGTTGTTTTAAGTTTATTAAAAAATTCACGAATGAAAAGATTGGATAAATTATAAACTTTTGAACCACCAGTATGAGCAGCACCTACACTTGTATTAAATGATAATAAATCTTGTCTTGTAGGTTGATCCATATTATCAACACCACTAAACCCACGAACACATCCAGTGAATGATGTGGTTCCGATACCAGTGTAGGTTATAATTTCATCATCAATTTTTAATAATCCATACTTATTTGGATAACCTTTTGTTGTATCTACAAAAATTGTCTCCGAACCGTTAGTTATATTTGTAGACAAACCTGTATATTCTGTTAAAGCTGCGCCAACAAATGTTTGTAATTTAGTATATCGATCAATATTCTCAGCAATATTAGTGGATCCACCCTGATATTCTTGTGAAATATAGTATTGTTTCATAAAATCCACAAAAAGTGGACTTTCTGTTTGCACAAACTCAGGCAATTGATTTTCAATTACCTGATTGATCTCAACTCTTTGTATTGAGGTGTCTATCATTAATATCCGCCGCCAGAACTAGAACTAGATGATGAAGTTGAACTTGTAGTAGTTGTCGTTGTTGTTGTTGATGATGAGTATGTTCCACCAGATGCAGTTGTTGATGATGTTGAGGATGCAGTTGAAGGTAGAATAGGATCAGATGTTGAAACTGGAGAATTAGATTTTCTCGTATAAGTTGGCATATGATAACTATGAGTATGAACAAATCTTGATCCAGATGTATTTTCACCTGATGCGATTAAATCTTGAACCATGTTAATTGTTGTATTTGTCATATCAAACTTAACATATAGATCACGAAGACCAACGATATCATTTGAATGTGGAATTGCTTGAATTTCAACCACGTTATTTGCAACAACTGTTGAAAGTATATTCACAGTATCTATAAGAACTTCACCAGTCATATAATCGACTGTTCCAGCATTCTTTTTCACAATATTAGGAGATCCTCCCTCTGTATATGTAAAGAAGAATATTCTTCCCTTTTCACGATTAATTACTTCATCAGCAAGGTAAACAGTTCCTGTTATACCTTCAATCGTGAATCCTGTTGAAACTACATTATAAGAGCTCTCTTGAACATGAAATCTATTACCAAAACACACTTCATATTGAGCAAATCTACCCAAAACAGCTTTTAAATTACGACGAATTAACACAGTTGTAATGTTTGATGTAATTGACGAATCAATACTATCAATTAAACAAGTTACTTTACTATACTTAAATCTACCACCAAATTTGTTTACATCAATCGAACGTGAATACTGAGTTAAAGCATTTGAAACACCAGTTTTGAGATTATTTGGATCATCATTCAAACTTGTATTGTAATATACATAAGTTTGTATTTCAACATACAAATATTTAAGATCTATAAATTCTGGAACAATTCCAGCAACTGCATAGCTTTTTAATCGTTGTATTAACTCTCTTTTTGTTTCATCTGATAAAAAATCACCATTTCTAGGTTTAACAGAGATAAAAACCTTTCCAAATCGAGGCGGACTCATTTCTTCACCACCATAAGCGGTTACAGACTCAACGTTAGGGTAAATGTAACCTAAAACTGACTCATAATCAGATGCCGTGACTGCACGATACTGAGAAGAGTAAATTCGAGGAGCATAATATTTAATTGAAGAGATTGATTCAATATCATCACCGTCTCTCGACTTATCAATTGTTTGAACTCCAGATATATTTGATGCGTTAATCGCCGCACCATCTTGATTTGTAATATTTCCAACAAAACTAAATGATGATGCTCCATTTCCATTTTTACCATCTGTTACGATGTAACTAACGGTGATATAATTATTATTTGATAATTTTTTACCAATTACATTGTCTCCAAATATTAATTCATATTTTTCATCTTCAACTTCCTGTAAAAGATAAGAAGCTGATGTGGATGTAATACCTATGATGTTATCAACCTGTTTATAAGTGAGTGTAGTTGATGAATCCACATTTGGTCTAACTTTTACTCTAATTGTAGATGTATCTATAAAGGAATTTGGAAGAATATAGTGTTGACTGTACAAAGAAGTATTAACAGTAAAAGCTTGATTAATGAAAGTTCCTTCATATATCTCAATTTCATTAAATTCTGCAAATCCATTTGTAACAGGCACTGTAACAGATTCTGGAATTGAAAATAAGTAGTTTGTAGCATTACCAGAACCATTACAGATTAAACCAGAGTTTAATGTTAGTGTGGATGTTTCTGTTAAACCACTTACAAAAAATGATATCTTTGCTCTTGATGCTCTTCTAGATCTTGGAACATATCCAATGTTTCGAGCTAGTGAAACAACATTTTCTCGAAGTGTTGAAGAGTCAAGAAAACATTCATTCGCTGCCATATTGGTATTATAAGCAGTAATATAAGTATTATACGCCAACGCATCGATAATGATCGAAAGGTTAGATCCTTCAAAATCATAATCAGTAAAATTTGTATTCGCCCTCAGATAATCTCTGATGGACGTTTTTATTTCATCAAAATCTAAATTAACATATTGACCGAAAGCCATTATACTCTAGCTGGGAAAAGGAGAACGTCTACTTGTTGTGTAGGTGTGGGAATTCCAGTAATATCATATTGAACAGTACAATTTACTGTATGTTCATCAGGTGGAATTGTTACAGTAACAATAATATTACTGATTCGAGGTTCATAATTAAGTAAAATCGAGTTAATCTCTTCTTGCATTCTAACCGAATCAAATTGAGTGTCTAACTCAAATAATGAATTGTTTATGGTTGACCCAAAGAGAGGATTAAATGGTTTTTCACCAAGAATTGTAAAAATTATGTTCTTTACAGACCTTTTAATAGCATCTTCATTACTAATCGTTACCACATCACTCGTTACTGGGTGACGTTTAAACGATAAGTTGATATCTTTGAATGCTCTGGAAGCCACTATTTACACAATTAGTTTGCTGTTTTTATTTATACCACTTTTTTTATCTTTTTATGACACGAATTCTATATTTTTCAGATTCTAAAGCGTTAATAATGTATTTAGCACAAATTCTGGGGTCTTTTTCACCACAAGTGAAGAAATCTGCGTTTAAACGACCCAATTCAGGCCAAGTATGACAAGAAACATGACTTTCTGATAGTGCAAAAAGAGAAGTTACACCACATGGACTGAATTTATGTGTATATTCATTTAATATTGTCATCTCCGACTTCAAAATAGCACGAGTGAAGATGTCACGAAGGAAATTAGGACTGTTTAAGTCCTCAAAATATCCATCATAGACATCTAGTATCAGATGCTCACTCATTTCATCCCAATTCTGGTGGTTCATCGATTGTAATATTCATTCCTTCGGTATAATATCCTTCATTAATGAAGTCATCAGTGATTAAATCAGTGCCTCCAGCACCTACACTCACGTCAAGAGACCTTTCTTTCGATGTTTTCCAGAAATAGTTGTCTTCTGAACCCAATCCATCACGATCATGACCATTCTCTACCTGATAATACACGGTTGATACCTTAAAATCTGGAATCTTAGGTGTCTCAGGAGTGATACTGTTATCATAGATACGCATTCTGTTGTTAGGATAGAGTGCAAACTGTCCATTATCCAATTCTAACAGGTTATGAGACTTATGTTCCGCTGGTTGTTCACTCGTAGAGTAGTCGATGGCGTCTACATCAGAGT